TGTTAAATTCAGGAAATGCTGCACCTTCATTAACATCCCAGTTACCTTCTAGTAATTGTTTTCGTTGATGTTCAGGTAATGACAAAAGCATAGCTTCATAGTCGCCACCTTCAGATAAATATGGATTATCAAACAAACTAGCAGGAATAAATCTGCGTTTAAATAATGGTTGTCCTTCTTTACTGTGTCCTTTAGGGAATCTAATTTCATCCCCTGTTTCTATGTTAGTCGCCCAAAAAGCATCTCGTGATGGCGATGGGTCTATAAACATTTTTTTAACCCATTGATGTCCTGCTCCTCCAGGGTTTGTTGTAGCTCTCATGTACAAACCTAATTCTTTAGAGTATGCACTACGTAAACGAGATCTCATATAATCCCATGCGTAAGGAGAACTCCACTGTGTTAACTCGTCAAAGCCTATCCAATTAAAAGCTTGTCCTTGGTAACGAGTAACGTCCATGTCTTTGTCTAAGTAAGACATCCAAAGTCTACCACCTCTAGGTGAAATCCACTGAGACTTTCTTTCAGACCACTTGATTCCCGGTACAGCACGAGGGTATAACTCCTGTGATTTCTGTATAAGTTCCCTTAGTTCTTCTGTAGTATGTCGTACTAACAACCCGCTAAAGTTAGGGTGGTTCAGACCGTGTAGAGGGTCAGCAAGCATAGCATATGACTTACCACCCCCAGCACTACCCCCATATAAAACTTCACGCTCAGATGAACTAAGAAAGTCTGTCTGAGGGCCGGGGTTAGGTTTAAACACGACATCCTGTTCTACCTCGACATCAAACTCAGGAGCCTTAACCTCTGCAGGAACAGTTGTAGGGGGAGTAGCGACTGTCTCTGTCTGGTTAGCTTTCTTCTGAGTACGCCCCGACCCTGCCTTTTTCAAGCTTCTCGATTTCCGCGAGGGTTTCTTGGAGCCTTTTGGCAAGTCTGCGTTTAATAATAACTGCTTTTTTACGTCTTCTGTCAATTTCTACTCGCTTCTTTAAGCCCATGTGAGATATATACCTATCAGTGTGCTTTGTCAACCAAATTGCAACTTCCCTGTAGGAATATTGTTTTAAGTGTCTCTTTGCAAGCTCAAGCGCTTCTAGTTCATGTGGTATCGGTACTAGCAGTCTTTCATTGTCGGGGTGTAACTCATAGCCAAAAGGTATTGTTTGTGATACCCTAGCTACCGTGTGCCATTCTTTCTCTTTGCCCTTGTTAGGTTTGGGTAATTCCCAGAAACCTAAGTCTCTCTTGTAGTCAATTTGTGGCAAGGTCTACTCATTCTTCCCTTCTTTGGGGGGTAAGTAAAATATACCGCCGCCTCCTGAAGTTACATCAACCTTGTCTACCTTGCCTAGCCCAGCGCGATCAAGTAAATCTTTCGCTGCAGCCATCTTATCACGAATACCTAACTCAGTAGGGTCATACAGTGCCTGTGTCATAGCCATAGCTGCTTTAGGTGCAGTACGAGCAAACCAAGTACGTGTCTTCTCACCTATCTCATCCTTTAGAGACTCGACAATAAGAGAAGTGGAAGTACCATCTCCATAGCCAGCTAACTTCTTAGCCTGTACAACATCTCCATTAGCCTCATCAAAGAGAACCTCTAGGAACTTCTGTTGTTTATCTGTCAATGATCTTGCCATTATAACGTCCTTAAGTAAATCAAACCTACAAAGCTACCAGTAATAACCAGGAACAACACAAAACCTGCTGTCCATTCTATTATCTTACGTTTCATCTCTATACGTTTGTGATCATGTTCTTTCTTTTGTTTGCGGATATCAGCCTCAATACGTAGAAGCTCCTCCCAGTGAGAAGGCCCATACATTACACAGATGTAATCCTTGAGTTCCTTCCTCATAGACTCAGCTTTCTTCTTAGCTGCGAATATCTCCATTGCTTCTGCTTGAACGCCACCACCAAGGGTTTTATACCAAGGTGGTTTAGAGTTCTGTCTGTCAGCAAAGTCTAAGTCACTTATAGCACCAGCCCACTGTGTAAGCTGACCACCCATGTCTTGTAAGTCTTTACCTACCGCAATACCCTTCTTAAGAGCATTAAATGCGGTTGTGGCTAAACCTATAGCGGTTACTGGATCTATCACTGTAGGAACCCCCTCTTCTAAGTCCACTACCTGTTTGTCTATCTGTATCACCTACCGATACATTAGCTAGAACAGTAAGGCTTAGAATAAGGGGTAACTCCTTAACTAGGTTCACTGTTTAATGCCATAAACACGACCATATATCTCCCCTCTTGAGATACCCATGTCGTGTAGTTCTTTGTCCTTCATGTTCATCAGAATCCAGTAGTCTGCTCGACGCTGCTGATTGTCCTGAATACGGTTTAGTAGTTTCTTAAACATTGCACTATCTCCTTTTGCTGTGTGCGTGGAGATAGTTATACACAAATGTTAGCGCTATAGTAGATACAAAATATGCATACCCGCTATCTGTTAGGGTTATAGTACTGACGTACTGAGATAAATACTTCTAAGTTACCACTTGAACCATCAAAGGCTGAGATCTTATCACCAGCATGTAAGTGAATCCTATCAGAGCCTATAACATTATATACGTCCTTACCAGCTATAGATTTATCATTCAGCAAGTGATGGTACGTATTTGTGTCTGCGTGATACCACTGAAGTGTAACATTCTGAGTGGATGCAGACCCATTTGATACGTGTAGAAAGTCTATGGTTGCATCATGATTAGGTGGACACGTATATACTAAGTTAGCACTAGCACCACCTGCAGTAGCAGTAATAATAACTGCCTCTGTATCGGTTGTATATGCGCGTACCTCTACCATTTACTAGGCTTTCTTCTTAGCTGGTTTCTTCTTAGACAGGACAACCTTCTTTACTTTAGTAGTCCATGCCTCATTCTCAGGTGTGCTAGGGTCATCCTTAATATAGTGACCCTTATCGTTTCTAGCACGTACAACTTCTACTTCCTGTGTACATACCTTCTCGACAAACTCATCCTTATACCAAACGACACCATAAGCACCTTCACCAGCGATAGGATTACCACCAGTATTACGTACAGTATCAGACTCTACTGTATATCCAGCCTTCTCTAGGGCTGCTTTATGTTCTGTGAATACACTCATTACGTCTTGATACCCCGTGTACCTGCTTGTGAAGGCTTATTAGATGCACCACAGGCTAGACCACCCTTATTGTAGCCCATCTTCTTCTTAGCCATACCGCCACCCATGTAGGCACCAGTTTTCTTTTTGTTCATCATTGATTTGTTCCCTTGTTATGAAAGTACTACACGTACTAATGTACTTGTACTGCTACCACGTCTATAGTTTAGAATAGTAGCATTACCTATAGCTTTAGGTACTACAAGAGAATGTACACCAGCAGGAAGCATAATATCATTATCAGTAATATCAGCCTCTGCTGCTGCAAACCCAATGTCTAAAGCATGACTTGTCTCAATAAGCACCATCTTAGCGTTAGTGCAAACTACGTGTGTAGTAGCAGTGTCACCCAAAGTAACTGCGTCTTCTACAGCCCACCCTAAATGTTCTCCTACCAATGCGGCTTGGTCAACCATTGTGTTTTAACTCCCGTTACGTTTTCCTAGCGTTACGATCACGAGGAAACGATCTATTAGAGCTAGGGGATACAACAGCTAAGTTGCCCTTCCTGTTATCTAAAGGATTGCCATTCTTGTGATGAACGTCCTGCCCCGCTTTTGCGCCACTGCCATTACGTGCAGCGTTGCGTGAGGCTCTCTTTTTCTTTTGCTCTGGTGAGGCGTGGTAGTTATCGTATTCTTTACGATAGTTACGTTTACCCAAAGGGGGAGTTACAGATATCTTAGTTGGTCTTGACATTAGTAACTACCCCCTCTTTTATTATAGCAAATTAAAATTATGTGAATGGAGTTACTGAGTTGCCGTCACCAAAGAGGTGTCCCTCTACAACCCACTTGGAATCTGACAAGCAGGTGTACTCAACAATACCACCGACAAAACGTCCCTTAGTGTCAGCATCCATTACAAGCTGGTGATCAGCAGCGGCAGGAACAGCAAAAGCAGAGGTCTGAATGTTCTCATTAAGAACAACAACAGAACCTACTTCGTCTTTGTCATGCATCATTACTACACCCTGAAGGGTATCAGCAGATGTAGCTGCATTAATAGTAAGTGTACCAGTACCTGTAGTACCAATGTGGAACTTATAGTTAAGTCCAACAGCAGCAGCAGGTAAAGTTACAACAATCCCCGCAGCACGATTAAGACTAAAAATTGTACCTGACTCAGCAGCAAGCACAGTACGTGTTGCAGCAGTAATACTTTCAATAGGTTTCAACAGGGTTACTGCGCCACTAAATGCACCAGTGCCTGTTACGTCAATGCCATTACCAAATGTAATGTCTGATTGGTATTCTTCAATACCTTGTGTTAAAGTTGTAGTTGCCATGATATATTATCCTTTATAGCGTGTTACCATTTTGTTCTATCAGCCCAGTATGCTGCGCTGAGTTTTCCCTTTTTTATGTTTTTACCGTGTCTTGCTTTAAAGGATGCACGTTTTTTCTTCATCTTGTCGGATTCACCTTTTTTTGGCTTCCCGGCGGTCTTCGCTCCTTGTTCACCAAACCTGATGAGCTTAATGGTTGTACCTTCTTTCGCAAGAACGGCATGACTTTTTTTCGAGTGATCAGGGGTACGCTTCGGCTTGTTATAACCTGCAAATGTCTCTCCCCTGTATTCTATGCTCATTGCTTTTCTTTCACTTTAGGTAAACAGTACGCTACAACCCTGTCTTGTGGAGCTATACCGTGTGAACTGTAACGTCTGGTTATCTCTCTAGCATAGTAATTGCAATGTTCTATATTGTCAAACACCATTTTGCCCTCTGATATTAACTCTCTAGCTGTACCTAGATATACCATAAGAACAAAGTAGTACATAAGCCTTACATAAGTTCAAAATGGGGAGCATCAATAAATGGCCTACGACCTTGAGAACGACGTAAGTCTACCTAGCTATTCATAGCTTCTTCCATAGAACAGTCCCACTC